AGCAGCGCGCGGAGCGCCTCCATCGGGCCTTCGAGGGCGCCGATGATGTCCGTCTCGCGGTTGGCCTCGTCATCCCAGGCGGCGAGCACCGCCGCGGCGGCGTCGCGCAGGCCGGCGCGCGGCGTAGGCGCCACGGGCGCGCCCTGGGCGGCTTCGGCCTCCTCCGCGGGGATGTTCCCCTCCGCGGCGTCCTCCCCGCCCGTGGGCGCCGTGTCGGCCACCGGCGCGGCGGCCTCCGCCTCCGCGGCGGCGCGGCGCGCGGCGTTGCGGCGGGCGATCGCCTCGGCGCTCTGCTCGTCCTCGTCGGCCGCGTCGCCCGCGTTCGGGTCGATGCCGATCGCGCGCAGCCCGTCGTCAGTGATCTTCAGCAGCATCTCGTCGCCCTCCACCGTCCACTTCGCGATGGCGTCGTAGGCTGGGCGGTGCATGCCGATCACCAGGTCCTGCTTGAGCAGCGCCTGCGCCACCTTCTGCCGCGCGCCGGCCGGCAGGCGCCCGGGCGGGTAGGCCAGGTGCTCGGGGTGCTGCGCGGCGGCGGCGAGGATGGCGCGCTGCGTGTCGGAAAGCTTCATCGTCGTCGTCTCCGGTTCCGGGAGCCGACCTTCGGCCCCCTACTGCCGGGAGCCCCGCCGGATCGGGTTCCCATCGCAGCTTGCTGCGATGGGGTCCCGGAACCCGGTCGGGGCTGTGCGGGAGCGACCCGCGTCAGGGGCCGTATTCGCCCCGGCGGAAGTGCTGGTCCGCGATGTCCTTCAGCTTCGCGGTGGCGTCCGCGAGCCAGGCCGTCTCGCCCCAGAGCACCGCCTCGGGCTCCGCCCCGAAGTGGTCGTCGCTGGCCTGCTGCAGTTCGGCGAGCAGGGCATCGAACTCCGCCTTCTTCGCCAGGAAGGCTTCGAGGCTCCGCTGCTGGTTGGCTTCGTGCTTGGTCATCGTGGTCTCCGTCGTCCGCATCGCGTGACGGACCATTCGCGCTGTGCCGCGCCCGAGCCAAGCGTGATCGTCACAGCACAGATGGCGTTCTTCGAGGGATCTTGATCACATCATGATCGCCGCCGCGCAGCCGGGCCGCGTGGCCTCGCAGCGCGAGGTGGCGCGCCGCCTCGGCGTCTCCCATACGGCGTTGCAGAAAGCGCAGCGCGCCGGCCGCATCGCGCCCGAAGCCGATGGCGCCTGGGACGTCGAGAAGGTCCGGGCGCGGCTGGCCGACAGCAGCGATCCCGTGCGGAAGACGTCGGCCTTCGTCGTGCCGGCACCACCGCGGCCGGCCTCGCCGCCGATCGCAGCGCCCGCACCCGATCCGCTGCCGCGTGCGGCCCAGAACACGTTCCACGACGCGCGCACGGCGAACGAGGTGCTGAAGGCGCAGGAGCGCCGGCTGCGGCTCGACGAGCGCAAGGGCAAGCTGGTCGATAAGGCTCGCGCGCTCCTGCTGGTGCACCGCCTTGCGAAGGAGGAGCGCGACGCCATCCTCGCCTGGCCGGCCCGCGTCGCAGCCGAGATGGCCGCTGAACTCGGTATCGATGCGCACCGGCTGCAGACGATGATGGACACGCGGCTGCGCGAGCATCTCGCCGCACGGCACGATGTGCGGGTGCAGGTGTCGTGACCGTCGGCGAACATCTGCTGGAGGAACTCGGCCGCTTCGACGGCGACGCTGGGATCCTGCAGGCCTGGCGCGACGGCATGGCGCCCGAGCCGGCACTGCTGGTCTCGGAATGGGCGGACAAGCATCGCATCCTGAGCAGCCGTGGCTCGGCGGAGCCGGGTCCCTGGCGCACCGCGCGCACGCCCTACCTGCGCGAGGTGATGGACGCGCTGTCGCCGGCGCACCCGGCGCGGCGCGTGGTGTTCATGAAAGGGGCGCAGGTCGGGGGCACGGAGTGCGGCAATGGATGGATTGGCTATGTGATCCACCACGCACCCGGGCCGATGCTCGCGGTGCAGCCGACCACGGAACTGGCCAAGCGGTTCTCGGACCAGCGCATCGATCCGCTGATCGAGGAGACGCCGGCGATCCGGGAACGGGTGGCGCCGGCCCGCTCGCGCGACAGCGGCAATCGCCAGCTCAGCAAGGAGTTCCCGGGCGGACAGCTGGTGATGACCGGCGCGAACAGCGCGGTCGGCCTGCGCTCGATGTCGGCACGGTTCCTCTTTCTCGACGAGATTGACGCCTATCCCGGCGACGTCGAGGGCGAAGGCGATCCGGTCGCGCTGGCTGAGGCCCGCGCCCGAACCTTCGGCTGGCGGCGCAAGGTCTTTCTGGTCAGCACGCCGACGATTGCTGGCCTGTCGCGGATCGAGCGCGAGTATCTCGCCTCCGACCAGCGGCGCTACTTTGTCCCGTGCCCGCACTGCGGCCACAGCCAGCACCTGCGCTTCGAGCGGCTGGTCTGGGACGAGGGCCAGCCGGAGACGGCACGCTACCTCTGCGAGGCCTGCGATGCGCCGATCGGGGAGCAGCACAAGGCGGCGATGCTGGCGGCCGGGACGTGGCGGGCCACCGCGCCGGCGATGGACCCGCATGCCATCGGGTTCCACATCTCGGCGCTCTACTCGCCGCCGGGCTGGATGCCCTGGTCGGAGATCGCTCGCCTCTGGCTCGCCGCGCAGGGGGACGACCGGGCGATCAAGACGTTCAAGAACACGGTCCTCGGCGAGACTTGGCAGGAGGCGGGCGAGGCGCCGGATTGGCAGCGGCTCTATGATCGCCGCGAGCATTGGGAGCCCGGCACAGTGCCCATGGGCGGGCTGCTGCTGAAGGCCGGCGTGGACGTGCAGCGCGACCGCCTTGAGGCTTCGATCTGGGCCTGGGGGCAGGATCGGCAGTCCTGGCTGGTCGAGCACCGCGTGCTGGTAGGCAATCCGTTCGAGGCGGCGGTGTGGGAGGAGTTGCGGCTGCTGCTTGACGACACCTGGCAGCACGCGAGCGGGCACCGCCTGCCCATTGCCATGGCGGCGATCGACAGCGGCGACGGCATGACGACGGCGGAGGTCTATGCCTTCGTGCTGCGCGCCGGTGCCGGTCGCGCCATTGCCGTGAAGGGCCAGGATGGGCTGCGTGCGGCCATCGGCCAGCCGGCGGCGACCGAGGTCCGGCGCAACGGGCGCAAGCTCGGCGGGCTCAAGGTGTGGCCGGTGGGGTCGTCCTTCCTGAAGGGCGAGACCTATGGCTGGCTGAAGCTTGACCGCCCCACCGAGGAAAGCGGCGATCCGTTCCCGCCGGGCTATGTCCATCTGCCGGTCCATGCGGCGGGTGAGGAGTTCTGCCGCCAGCTTACGGCGGAGCAGTTGGTGGCGCGGGCTGGCCGGAACGGCTTCCGTCGGCTGGAATGGGTCAAGACCCGCCAGAGGAACGAGGCGCTGGACTGCCGCGTCTATGCTCGCGCGGCGGCGGCGCTGCTCGGCATGGATGGCTGGGGCGAAGGTCGCTGGGCGCGGATGGCGGATGCGCTGTCGCTGCCGGCCGCCGAACTTCCCACCGGCGGGAATGTCGCTCCCCCGCCGCCGCCGCAGGTCGCACCAGAGACTCACCGCCCACGCGGATGGCTTGCGCCGCGCAGCGGCTGGCTGCGCTGACAGGAGGACGTGCATGGACCCGACCGTCCTCGCCTGGGCGCTGGCGCAGCCTCCTGGCAGCCGGGCGGCCGCCCTGGCCTCGGCCTATACGGGCGGCACCACGCGCGTGACCTTCGAGGGGCGGACCCTGGAGTACCGCAGCCTTGATGAGTTGGGCCGGGCGCTTGCCGTGCTGCGCGGGGCGGAGATCACGGCCGCGCGCCGCCCGTCCGTGACTCTGGCCAGCTTCTCGCGCGGGGGAAGCATGTGATGGGGCGCCTTCGTGACGCCTGGAACGTCCTGCGGGGGTATGCCGCCGCGCAGGACCACCGCGCCTCGGCCTGGGCGCCCTCGGGCGGTAGCGCCAACGCCGAGGTCGGCATGGCCGCCGCAACGGTCGACCGCGCTGCTCGACGTGACGGTGAACGGGGCGCGGGCGGGCGATCTGGCAACGGCGTCGCTTGTGTCGTCGACCCGGTTCGTCGCGCTTGATGCCGCAGTGTGGTCGAACAACGCGGTGCGGGTATCGGTGCGGAACATCTCCGCGGCGACGTTCGACCTGGCGGCGGTGAGCTGGCCCCGATTTCTCTGGACACCCATTTGTCCCAAGCGAGACAGGAACGATGATGTCCAGCATGATGAAGATCGATCGCCCTTCTGCTGTTGTTCGGCCTGTGGGCAGCGAGGGCGGGCGCAGCCCGTCCCCCCTATCCATGGGCCAGGCGCGACCGCAACCCGCGACGGCGCCCGCGCCGCGCACCTCGACACAAACCTCCGGCGCGCCGCGTGATGGTCGCTCGTCTTCAGGGAAGCCGGTTCGGAACCCAACCAACCATCAGTGACCGTCACAAACCCACACCTCCAGTAGGCGTCAGCGCCGGGCCGCCGCCCGGTCCACGATGGCGTTGGTGAAGGTCCGGTCAAGCTCCGCATCGATTTTCTGTCCGGTGATCTCCTCCTGGAAGCGGAAATTGGCCAGCATCGCTTCCCGTGTCACACGTGGCGACGTTCCGAACGCGCGCCGGTTGACCTCGAACCCGAGGTCGAAGACCTCCTGCTCAAGGTCGGCGAAGGTGCGGCGCGCAGCGCGGCGCGCGCTCTCCGGATCCGTTGTCATGAGGTCCATCGCCCGCCAGACGGCCCGAACAACCGCGGCAGCGGCATCCGGGTGGTCGCGTAGCCACCGGCCGTTGCCGATCAGGGCGATAGACAAGAAGTCTCGTAGCGGGGGGTATTCGCCGGCTGCCGCGTTCAGGATCTGGACCGCGCCGTAACGCAATACCGCGGTCTCAGCGAGTGGCGAGGAATAAACGAAGCCGTCGATGCGGTTCTGTTCAAGTGCAGGCAGAATGTTCTGGAAGGTGATGGGAAGGATCTGAATGTCGCGGGCCGGGTCCCAGCCCTGCTGACGCGCGATGTGGCGGGCCAGCATGTCGGGCTGGCTGCCCGGGCTGTGCGCGGCGATCCGGAGCCCCCTGAGCGCCGCCAGCCGGCGCTCCAGCGGGGTGTCGGGCGTGATGCCGAGCCGCTCGGCGACCGCCTTGGCCAGGACGACGCTGCTCGAATACTGCTGCATGAGGGCGGCGAAGATCTGCACGTCGGCGCCCTGGGCGGCAGCGCGCGCGCCGGTCGCGGGCGTCGAGACGTAGTAGTGGCCTTCGCCGCTCGCCACGGCGGCCATGCCGGCAGCCGCCGTCTGCACCCGCACCGTGTTGAGCTGCACCCCTTCCTCACGGAAGAAACCTGCATGCTCGGCCACGTACAGCGGCAGGAAGGCGAAACTCACTGTGGCGACGATCTGGTTGACCCGGTGCTGCTGTGCGCCGGCTTGCCGGCCCGGCACCACCAGCGTCGCAATGCCCCCCGCGACAGAAGCGACCAACGACCTGCGATCCATTTCTTCCTCCCTGTGTGTTGCTTGTAGTCCTGCCAAGGCCGGCCGGGATCGGTCAGACCGAGACCTCCCTGCGCTCGCCGGTCGCCTGCCAAGGCATCAGCAGCCGTTCGGCCAGTCGGACGCAGGCATTGAGCACCATCGCCATCAGCATGATCGTGGCGAGCGCCGCGAAGGCGCCCGCCGTGTTGAACTGTGCCGTCGCATCAGACAGCAGGTAGCCAAGCCCTCGGTTCGAGGCGATCAACTCGCCGATGATCGCGCCGATCAGGGCGTAGGGAACCGACAGGCGCAGCCCCGCGAACACCCAGGTGACCGCCGAGGGCAGGATGACCTTGGTCAGGATGTGGCGCTCGTCGGCACCCATCAGCCGCAGAACGGTAATCTGCTCTCGCGAGACCTGGCGTACCCCGGTGTAGGTGTTCAGGAACACCAGGAAGAACACGATCATGGCAACGAAGAGCACCTTCATCTCCACACCGATCCCGAACCACAGGACGAACAGCGGGGCGAGCGCCACCTTCGGCAGGCTGTAGAAGGCCATCAGGAAGGGATCGAGCAGGTTGGCCAGGAAGGCGAGGCGCCCCAGCAGCAGGCCGACGCCGAGGCCTAGCGTCGCGCCAAGCGCGAAGCCGCCGAGCGCATGGGTGGCGGTGACTCCTGCATGGAACAGCAGGTCGCCCGATGCAGCGAGGTCCTGCAGCCTGAGTGCAATCAGTGACGGCTTACTGACGAAAAGCGTCGGGATCCAGCGGCCGGATGCATACTCCCAGAGCAAAAGCACACCCACAGCGAACGCCAGCTGTGCGAACCGGAGTGTCACGCGGTTGCGATGCGCGGCCATGGCACCCCCTTCATCATCGTCTCACTGCGGTTCCACGAGCTCGGGCGCCATCAGGCGCCAGAGCCGGCGGGTGAGCGCGGTATAGCGGTCGTCGAGGCGAAGCTGGACAAGGTCGCGCTCGCGCGGCAGGTCGATCTCCAGCTCGGTTAGGATGTTCCCCGGCCGGCGGGTGAACACCACGCAGCGGTCGGCCAGGGCCACCGCCTCATCCAGATCGTGGGTGACGAACAGCACAGTCTTCCCCAATTGGCGGCAGATCCGCAGCATCACCCCCTGCAGCGTCAGCCGCAGTTGCGCATCCAGGGAGCCGAAGGGCTCGTCCATCAGCAGGGTCTCGGCATCGCAGGCCAGCAGCCGCGCGAAGGAGCAGCGCTTGCGCATGCCGCCCGAAAGCTGGGACGGGTATGCGTGCTCGAACCCGGTCAGCCCGACCAGGTCGACCAGCCGCTGCACCGTCTCCCGCCGATCGGCGCGCGCGACGCCGCGGATCTCAAGCGGCACGGCCACGTTGCCGGCGACGTCCCGCCAGGGCAACAGATGGTCCTGCTGGGTCATGTAGCCGACCCGGCGGTTCACGCCGGAGACCACTTGGCCACGGTAGCGCACCACGCCCTGCGTCGGCTCGAAGAGCCCGGCCAGCATGTTGAGGAGGGTGGATTTCCCGCAGCCGGATGGGCCGACAAGCGTGACGAAATCCCCTTCCGACACGGTCAGGCGGATGTCGCGGACGGCTTCAAGGCGGCTCGCCCCTTCGCCGAACGTCTTGCCGACACAGTCGAACTCGGCCAGCGGCGGCGGCAGGCGCGGATCTGCGGCAGCCACCGCCTGCGCTGCATGCATCGTCGAGCGGTCGGAGACGGCAGTCGTTCGAGCCACGTCGGTGTCCATGCCTCCTCCCTCGACGCCCGCGCCACTTGTTGTCCCCGGATGTCCGGGGGAAGCGTCGGGCGGTGCGTCGTCAACCGGACAAGGCGCCCTCTTCCTGCCCGGTCACATTGCCCTCAACACGCTGACGGCCATGGCCGCGGCGCCGTTGTGCGGGGCAAAGGCGGCCTGGCCGCCGGCGCAGTGCGCGACCGCGATCCGTGCGCGGGCCACTTGCCGCGGCCCCGCCTGGCCGCGCATCTGCCACACCAGTTCCACCACCTGGGCGACACCGGTCGCGCCGATGGGATGCCCGCGCGCCAGCAGGCCGCCGCTCGGGTTGATCGGCAGCGGGCCGTCGATTCTGACCAAGCCCGCCTCGACATGCCGCCAGCCGGTGCCGGGCGCGGCGAGCCCGAGATCCTCGAGCGCGAACAACTCGCCTGCCGCCGTCGCGTCGTGCACTTCGGCCACATCTACGTCGGCCGGTCCGATCCCCGCGCGTGCGTACGCCGTCCTGGCCACCTCGACCATCTGCGAACGCCCGTCGCGAAGGTTGTCCATGGCGAGCGCGCATCCGACCAGCGCCGGCCCCTTGACGCGCCGATCCCGCGCCGCGTCCGCTGCCACCAGCACGATGGCCGCGGCCCCGTCGCTGATCGGCGAGCACATGAACAGGGTTAGCGGCGGCACCACGCTCCGCGCCGCGAGCACCTCCTCGGTGGAGCGGGGCGTGCGGAACTGGGCCTTGGGGTTGAGCGCGCCGTTCCCGTGGTTCTTCGCCGCAATCATGGCAAGGTGGTCCGGCCGCGCGCCGGATTGCGCCATGTAGCGGTGGATCTTTTCCGCGTAGATGTCCATGAAGATGGACCGGTTGACGCCTTCAGGACCCGCCTTGGCCTTCAGCCCATCGAGTTCGTCGAGGTCGCTGCAAGCCTCCAGCGCGCGCAGCGGGACCCGCTTGTCGGGATGAACCATCTTCTCGTAGCCGACCACGAGCGCGATGCGGCCGCCGCCGCTGCGCAGATAGGCATCGGCAAGCTGGACGGCGGCCGCCCCCGTGGCGCAGGCGTTCTCGACGTTGAAGACCGGCACGCCGCGGATGCCGATGCCCTTCAGCGCGACCTGGCCGCGGATCGATTCCTGGCCGGTGACCATGCCGGCCACGCTGTTGGCCGCGAAGACGCAGTCCACCTCCTCCACCGCCAAGCCCGCATCCTCCAGCGCGGCGCGTGCCGCTTCGCCCGCGAGATCACCCAGCTTGCGTTCCTCGGCCCGGCCGAAGGCGGTCATGCCGACACCCGCCAGGATGCACGGATCACCGCGGGCCATCGCCGGCTCCGCCAGATGCGGTCTCGAACCGCGGCCGCTCATCCGACCAGCGCCGGACCTTGTAGGCACCGGCCATCTCGGTGATCGTCCCGTCCACCAGCAGATGCGGGCGCACCATGGTGGCCGCGCGCACCTCGTCGGCCAGCGCGTGCAACAGCGCCGGCGCCATGGCCTCGCCGCAGCGCGGCGCGATCCGAATTTCCAGCTCGTCGGCCCCGTCCTGGCGCCGGCGCACCGCGGCGCGGAAGTCGCGCACCTCGGGATGCGCGAGCAGCAGGCGCTCCACCGCGTCGGGCCAGACATTCACACCGCGGATCTTCATCATGCTGTCGCTGCGCCGGAGCGTGCCAGGCCGGAAGCCTGGACGCGGGTCGCCGCAGGGGCAGCTGCCGGCTGGCACGACATCCACGCGATCGCGCACGTCGAAACGGAAGACCGGGCTCGCTTCGCGATACGGCGTGGACACGATGATGTCCGCCGGCCCCTCGGTGACGAGTTCGCCGGTCTCCGGGTGGCGCAGCTCGATGAAGAGGTGCTCGTCATGGAAGTGCGTCGTGCCATGCGCGGCGCCGAGCGCGCAGGTCGTCGCGATCTTGGCCGCGGCCTGGGTGCATCCGTAGACCTCGAAGAGGGGCGCGCCGAACACCTCCTCGCACGCCGCGAGAAGCTGCGGCGATGCGCCGACGGTCTGCACGCCCTTCAGGTGCCCGCGCCAGGCCCCTGCCACACCCAT